CATCACGGTCTAATGATTGTTTTTTATAGATTGTTTGTGGTCCTGTAGTACGAGTAAGTAATCCGAATACTTGATCGAATTTCTCGTTACCTTTGATATACCCACGAGCACGAGCTGAGTCAGGTGTCAAATCAGCAATCATTGTTTTAACACGAGAGAAAGGAGACTTAGTGATCTCAGCTACGATTTTAGCTCCACTTGTGTTAGGGTCACGATAAATCATTGGTGGGTTGTTTTGTTGGTGTGCTTCAGGGAATAACATTTCGATATTAGTAATACCATGTTGAATTATCGCTTCTTTAAATGAACCCAATTTAATAGCGTCTTCAAATACTTCAGTTGGATCCGCGTGTTTGATAGTTGATTCGTCGTCTTGAGTTGCCCCATTGAATACATTATGTTTCATAATTTGTCCATCTCCTAATGTTTGTGATTGTTTTACAGTGTCATCACCAGGTGGTACGTCGTCTTGATCGTCGACAATGCTCCCAATGAGTACAGTTAAAGCCTCTCTTTGTTCGTCATTCATAGTATCGACGATTTGTCCTACAGTTTTCTCGCCCACTGCATGCGTTAATATTACATCTTCTGATTCCAACTCGTCGTCTTCAGCAGAGTGTAATAAATTATCAGTATAGATAATCGCATTATCCTCTTCTTCTCCAGTGTCGGAATGCGCAACGAACTGATCAATTAGAGCGCCAGGATTAGCCCCAGCCAACACTAAGCTGACCTCGTAGATTAATCCGTGAATAATATTTCTACCGGCTTTCTTAAGCTTACGAGCGCCAATAGACATAGCGGTAATGTCTCCGTGCTTGATTGATTCTTTTGCATGCACTGCATTGTCGGATTCGTTGAATTTACCATAACCATAAACTCCGCCGTCTTGGTGTTTTAATACTACATGACCAATGACGTTTTCGGGGTTACTATAATCATGGTTCCAAACTAGAGGGACTTGTTGTCCATCGTTATCCTTGAAAGCATCATGCTTAATAACTACGCCGTCTGAGCATTCGATATCAGTCTTCGTTACCCAGCCAGCAAAGTCGTAATCCACTGTATACATTCATTTATACCTCCTATATATTATTTTCACTCATTTTGATTTTGCGACGAGCTTGAATCAGGGGGCGTGAGCGACCCAGAACTTTCAGGTTGTGTCTGCTTTGTATCTGCAATATTTGGATTGGATAGCATATCAGCTCTTGGTTCTGAACTAGGTTTGAATCCTACTAGCTTACGAACCTCATTAGATGAAGCTATTTCATTACGTCTGAACGTATCACCTAACTTGATTATTTGTTCAACCGGTACTAACTTGAACGGATCTCTGTAAGCTTGTAATGTTTGACCTTGACTACGTGCCGTTTTAGTTAAGAACTTACGTCTGAACTCAGCAATAATGTTTTCAATAATAGGATCGATAGTTCGTGTATAATACGTTCTCATTTCAGACTCTGAAGCAGTCCCGTTTATTACATTCTCAGTTAATCCCAATTGATTGTAGAATTGTCGGTTCAAACTCTGAATGTCATCCAATAGTGTATTTACAATTGGTCTGTTAAGCTGGTGAATCTTTTCAGTAGCATCGGTATATGAGATACCACGCTTACCTTTTTTCAATTGGTCTTCAATTCTTTGAATACGTTCTTCGGCTTGCGCTTTTTGTAGGTCAGATTTTACGGCATATGGTAGTTGGATAAACATATCCAATCTTCCAGAAGCAGCCTCTTCATCGTTGGCATCTAGCAACGCCATTTTACGCAACAATCTAGATAGCGTGGCATTTGGTCCATTAGTTACAGCATATAACGGGTTCTCAATTATTGCGGTTGTCCTTTTTAGAACTGTTACTTCTTCCGCACTATTGGTTGCCTCATTATACAATTTAACAGTTACATGTTTTGGATACCACTGTGTGATTCTACCCACCCTAAGTGTTTCGATACTGTATCCGCCTGTAATGTTTGGATTGATATCGGTATCAACAGGTACTACAGCCACGCAACCTTCGTCAAACATTGAATAGACCAAATCATGCATGAATGCAATACTCGTCTGATCAATATTTGCTTCTACGTTTAAACAATTATGAAGAGTAGATTCCATAGGCGTCACATCTTCATTTTCTTTGTTTATTTTGACGTGCTGTATAGAAGTCATCGAAGCATCTAGTGCTATTCGGTTGAAGATTGCTGACGCGAATGAGGAATCACTATATCGCCTAACAGTCTTATAACCTGGACTGCTAGAACCAGTTCCGAAATCACTTCGAAGTTGTTGTGTCTGACCACCAGTAAACGCATTCCACGCATGTTGAAATCGGTCTATTAATTTCACGCAAATGCCTCCTGATTCTGCTTGTAAACTACCCAAGCGTCCATTAGTGCTGCGACATTATCTATCTTCTCGCTGGCACGTTTTTTGGACAGTTTTCTATTTCCATTGTTGTCTTCTATAACTACCGAATTACCCATTGAGAATTTCATAAGGGCTTCATCAAATAATAATAGTCTTTCTCTTGCTAAAATCTTTAATTCGCCTAAAGGTACGGATTCTGTTCTAACCCCTTGACGGACTTTAGCAACACCGTATTCACCAAAGTCAGCAACATATCTAGCTACTAGGTCCGTTGCATTGTATGGGTCATAACCTAAACCGATAACTGTATATTGGTGTTGGATTATGTGATCATACAGGTCATCATACACATCCATCATATCTAGGATTGCACCTGGACAGATTACTAGTGTACCTTCTTTTACAAACTCTTGATATTTTATTTGCATTGCTTGTGGTAACTTCATTACTTTAAGATCCGATACATATGCTCTAGTCTTTACTCCATATGCACCATTACCAATTGGAAATAGGAATGTGAATGCAGTAAAGTCATCACCTTGCGATAAATCGGCACCTAGTACACAAGGCATTCCGTCATAACTTTTACGTGGGTGTGGAATTGTCTCTTCATAGATAAAGAAGTAAGTATGTCCCTCAACTGGAATACCAAAACGTTTTGCTAAGGTATCGTTACGAGTTGCTGGTTGTGTTTCTGCTCTTTCGACCTCTCGTTGATATGTCTCATAAGAAACTGTAACTCCGAGATTAGGATTTGCCTTTAGCCACATCTCTGGTTGATTAACTTCTTCCAATTCATCTAATCTGTAATACCAAATAGATACATGTGGGTTAAAGTATTCTCCTCTAAGGATATCCATTAACTCCATTTTGATTGTATCCCCGACTCCATCACGAGCAGTACCTTCAGAGCTGGTAGCTAGGATTAAGTAGTCGTCAATCTTTGAAGCCCCTTGTTCTAGGGCACCAATAACGTCTTCTTTAATCTTACCGGACAACCATTCATCTACAGTATTCACTTTTGAACGAGCTCCTTGTAACTTATCGATAGCCATTGTACGGACTTCGATTATGGAGTTAGTCATAAAGTTTTGGATACCTTTTTTAGTAGACGCAAGTTTAATTTTTGAATACGTATTAGACAAGATAGATCCTTCAGTAAGCCATTGCATTAATGGTCCTCTTGATCTTGATATTGCGGTTCTTATTGGTGACATTGTTTCTTCCGCCAAAGTCATGGTTGGTGCAGTAACGATCTGGTGGGTTGTACTCGTGTCTACTATTGCAAAGTAAGCTTGTATTAGTGCCGCATACATAGACTTAGAGCCACCACGACCGACAATTAAGTATTGCTTATTAATTAAACGTTTCTTAGTAGTCTGCATTTCCCATCGTTTCTTCTTAGGGTTATACACTTTCTCTTCAACGAAGTAAAACCATGCCAGAAGTGATTCTGACCATAACTTAAAACTTGGTAATAACGTCAAATCAGAGCCATCAGTAAGTGTCATTTCTTGTTCACAAAAGTTTATAAAACCTGCAATCGCTTCGTCATCGTAATAGTAATCAGGGGAATCTATAAGGAAATCTTGTCGATTCATCTCCATAGATATTTCCCGATTGACCGGTATTTCACCTCTTATCACTTGCGCTCTAAAAGATCCGTACTCAACGGGAATAGCTGTATTGGATAGAACCATATTTCCACCTCCCCTTTATTCTAGTACTTTTTATAATCTAATAGTAATTGTGCTGGGTTTGTTTGTGAGTATTTCTCTGCGGCTTTCTTGATTATAGGACCCGTCTCTCCAGCATTTTTCTTTTTATTTATCTGGTTTAGTGCGACTTCTAAAGCTGCAGTTGCTACAATCTTACCAACAGTTGCCATACCATCAACCTTAATGTTCCCATCATTATCGGTACTGACTTTTGGAACTTTAGTATTCAACAATTGTTTGAGCTTTGAATCGCCTTTCGCTTTTACAGTTGAGGCTGCATCCGACGATAACTTGTTTAATTCGTTTTCCAATCTTAGTCTTTCAATTTTACTTTTTAATTCAGCATCTGAAAGTTTACTCCGATTGGTATAATCTTTACGCCAAGACTTTGCTCGTTTATTACTTGCTTCTACTGCTTCTAAAGCAGCCTTCTTTTTCTGACGCTTAGATAATTTCTTTGGTGCGGCACCATCACTACTCGAAGAGGAGCTTTTCCTACGGATACCCCATCGCATACCTTTGACACCATAATGGATCAGCAGTTCTTCTTCATCATTGATTTGAATCCATTTTGATTTATAATCGGATTGTTCGATTGACTCTTCTTGCATTTGGGTATAATCATACACATCTTCAGGAAAGCCATCATCGTCAAGGTCTAGAAGGAAGAACATACCATTTATAATGTCTAAGTCTGCATCCGAGTGAGTCACGTTACGTTTATTTGCTGCTTTAGTTATCGAATTCATTTGCTTGTTTAGTTTTGCAGTATTCCTAGATTCAACTACCGCCTTCATAGTACCATCACCCATGTTTGTCAGGACTACTTGCTTGGTATGTGTCGGGCTCATCTTATAGACGGAATACGTGTTCGATGCTAGGACTTCTTCATAAGCAGATTGTAATTCGTTCTGGAATTGAGCTTGCTTTCTGGGATTTATAGCTCTTGAAAACCCACCACCATACTCGACCTTTAGCTCTTTAGCAACCTTCTTCATATCTCTAGCCGTTCGTTTAGCAACTTTAGAAACGTTAACATCATCCCCGACCTTGGCCAACCACTTCTTATCTTTTGCATCTAAATAACTTCGTCGACCCTCAGCAGAAGCGATTTTCTTTAACGCTCTTTTATCAGTACCTTTGATCCCTTTTTTATACGCCGAGTTAAGTTTATTGGTTGATCGATTCAGCCTTTTAGATGCACTGTTTCTAACCCCCCATTTCATACCTTTTACACCAGAATG